CCAAGCCTCGACAAAGGCTTGAGGGTTATCTGCCATTGCTGGCGTCAGTTCTACATGTAGCCACAGGCCGCCGCCAGAGCCGCCGTTTGCGGATTCTGTCCAGTCTTTCCAGCCTGGTTTACCGTCACGGTTACAGCGCCAGCCACGGCCCCATTTCTCGCAACCTTTTTTGGTGGTGCCGGCATAGTCGTGGACTTCTTCAATGCCCAAAGTTTTGTAGTTTGCAACAAGCCAGTTTGCCCAGAGTGCAGCTGTGGCTTTGTCTTTGTAACCAAGGTCTGCCGCTCTGGCCGTTGCGTGCACTGACAAGCGGTCTGAGCCGCGCATGTTTCTGACAGCCCAGGTGCCGAGATTAGTAAAACCTTTGTTTGTCATTATGTCTACAAACTTTTCTGTGCCGGCGCGCTTGCCTGCAGCTGCGCCGTCGGTCGTGCCTGTGTACTTCATGGCTTGTTAATAATGTCAGCAATACGGTGCAAAAGGTTTGCAGCTGCTTGGCGCACAATTTTAAGTAAACCTTTTTTGTCTGCGTCATTCATCGTCTTTGCCTTTCGGTTTGTCTTTTAATCCGTTTGCGCTAAGCAGGCCAGCGAGTGAGCCAGTGAGAAAAAGCAACAATGGTTGCAGGGTCGCCCAGGCGCTTTTGTCGTTGTCTGATACTTCGAGCGGCTGCGTCACAAAAAGCAAGCCGTAAATAAGCGACATGGTGGCCACCACAAAAGTTAGCGACAGCGCGCAAGCGACCACAAAAATTAGGCGCGCTTTAATTTCCTCGCTAGTCATGCGTTGTTCACGCCTTGGCGGTGGGATTACAGGCATTTGTCTGCCAGTATTCGAGTACTGCCGAGGCTGGCGGTGTCAACAGTTATAGATGTTTCAGCGCGCAAAGCCTTGTTTTTAGTGCGTACCTCTGGGCAGTTGACGCGCTCACGGTCTCCGCACGCAATAAGTATTGACGCCAACAAAACAACCACAAACGTAGTGCGCCAAATCATGCTGAGCCAATATCCTCTATCCAAAATTGCGTCGGATATGTTGAGCCAGCTACAAGCGTGCCAGTTCCTGAACCACTTTGACGTTGCACCCGTAATTTACGTGTTATTGAGCCAGCGCCGGGAGTAAAAACATGAAAACCAATAAATGAAACATCTGCAGTAGTGGCTGGGCATAAAATTGCTTGTTGTTGAATGTTGTTTGAGCCGTCAGTCAAAAGAAAGTTAAAAGTGTCAGTTGAGACGGTGCTATTAAAAAGACCGCCCCAGCAGGCTTTGTAAAGTCTGCCAGCAATTGCAGTAAAAGTAATTGTTGCCCCCGTTATATCGACTTGTGTGCCTGTGAGTGAACCTTGGTTGCTAGTAATGTTGATTGGCGCGGCAACTCTCCCAAAAGGAAAATTGTTTGCTTGGGCGCTGGTCAATACTTGGCCAGTCGTAAACGCCGTATTTGGTGATGCCATTAGTACCCCAGTTTGTTTTCGTCTAGTTTGCCATAAACGGCATCATCCAATGTTAGATAGTTGTTGAGGTCTTGCGCGCTCAAATAAAAAGTGGCGCTGGCCTGCGACGGGTTGCCGCTAAACGTTGCGCCCTCCAGCAGACAGTTAAACACGGTGCCTCGAAACGTCACGGTTACAGTTGAGCCGATCTGATCCATGCCATAAGACGGAATGTCGGCGTTCTGGGCGTTAAGACTGCAGGTCACGCTCAAAATGCGTTGCGTTGCTGTCTTGTAAGTAGATAGCAGGTAATTAGCAAAGTCGGTTGCTTGGCTTGTCGAGTTGTTTAAAGTGTTGACCAAATAGGTGCGAAAAGGCGCTACGCCTGTTTCAACTGTTTGAGCTGCAAAAGACTCTGGGTCAACAGTTACCTGTGTATAAAAACTGTCTGCCAAGCTGCTAAACGATATTTGCTCAAAAATATGGTTGCTGGCGTCGTTCGTGGTGTCGCTGAAATTGCCGTAGAAACCAGCAATTTTGCGGTATGCGTTGACCATTAAAATGCCGTCGCTGATGTCAATGAGTTTGCCGTTCATTGTCAGTACGGCCCTGTTTACCCAGTCGCCCCAGGTGCTGCTAATGGTCGTGGCTGGGAATGCCTGGGTTCCACCAAATGCGCTGGTGGTGCTGATATTTAGGCCTGTTTGTGTTGCGCACTGGCCTGCCTGCGCGCTCAAAGTGCCGGCTGTCATTGCGTAACTGTTGCCTTGCACTCGACCAAATTCTGCAAAGTTTCCCTCACAGGTCAAAGTAACAAAGTCTGCGTTGCCTACGCCGCCGCTAAACGGTATGCCGTACTGCACCATTGCGTCAGTTATACGACCAACAAAAAGTTGGCGAAATGTGCCAGACGTGCCGCGCCTTACAGAAATGCGTATCCATGTACCTGTAACAAATAAAGCATTGGGGGTTGTGTAGCCGGTCGGGTAACGCAAAACCACGTTTGCTGTGTTGGCGCTGTAAGCGTCTAAAGGCTTTTGCCGGCCATAGGTCAAAGACACGTTTTGCACGTTGTCAACAACAGTTGTAAGCGTTGCATAAGTTGCGCCTACTTCTACCTGGTATTGAATTATTGCCATTAGAAGATGTTGCTTACCTTGATTGGCACACTGCCGTTTTGTCGCATGTATGAGCGCAAAGCCTCGACGACTTGGTTTGGGTCGCCGCCGTAAACGTTAATTGACATGTTGTTTTCTACAGCGTTTGCGCTGCCATTCCTGCCCAAGTCGGCTGGCGCTACTGGCTCAGACATACGGCCTATAGATATTTCCTGCAATGCTTTAATGTCTTTGCCTGGCTTTAACAAGTTTATCCCAGCAATAACGATGTTAATTGCCTTAATAAAGCCGTTTGCCATGCCCTCAACATACGCGGCAACAAAGTTAACCACGGTGCGCACTACTTCTCTGAACCCCTCAAATTTTTTGTAGGCAACGACAATGGCCGCGCCTAAAGCAATTATGCCGGCAGTAATTGCTACAGCAGGGTTGAGCATCATGGCCGCGTTTACAGCAAGAATTGACACGGCCAAAATGCCCATGCCGGCAATAACAGCTGCTAACAGATCTGGGTTTTCTTGTGCCCAGTTAGCGAACTTTTCAAGCACTGGTTGCAGTTTTAACATAATTGGCAAAAACGCCGCGCCTATCGATTCTTTAGTTTCCGCAAACGCAATGCCTAACTTTTTCATGCCGCCTGCAGCTGTGTTTGCTGCAGCCTCGCCAGCGCCACCAAAGTTTTTGGTTAATACGGCCTGCACTTCAGCAAGGCTGGCGCCGTCTTTAATCATGGCCTTGATCTCTGGGCTGAGCGCGCCTAACGCTTTCATGTTCCCCGCATAGCCTTTTGACAATGCCTCGCTGACGTCAACCAGCGGCTTGCCTGTCGCCGCGGCTACGTCAGTGGCCAAGTTCATTAACTCTGTTGCTTTAGCAACGTCTTTAGTGGCAACGATTAACTTTTGAAACGCTGGCCGCGCCTCATCATCGCTAATCGCCGCGCTCTTAGCCAGGCTCGAAATGTAAGACTCGACAGATTGCACTTGTGCATCGGTTGCTTTAGAGCTTGCTTTAATTTGTCGAGCAAGGCTTGCCTGTGCGGCCTCGTCTTCTATTGCGGCTTTTACGCTGTCGCCAATAATGGCAGTCACAGCGCCTAGTGCTGCTGCGGCGGGTACAGCAGCCTTTTTTATCGCAAATTGGGCTTTTTGCCCGACAGTCTCCAGCTGCTTAAATTCTTTAATGGCACTCTTAATGCCCTTGCTGTCAAACTGGCTGACGATTGGAATTGAAATCATTGCAAATCCCTATTGACACGGTTAATGACGCGCAACGCTGCGCGCTCAATTTCGGTTGTGATAGCACGTATCTGGCTATAGACGGCTGGCCCAAAAAGGCGTGTGCGGCCCTGCTGCGGCGTGTTGCCCAAGTTGGTTGCAAAGTTGTTGCTAGTGCGACGGCCTGCGGTCTCAAATATGCCAGTGGCCGCGTCGGTCTGCTGTATGACGATAACGCCGTTGCTATTGCGCCTTGTGTCTAATTTGACTTTGACGCCCTTAGACGCCTTTTTAGGGTCGTATGGGAACAGTTTACGGCCATTGTTAGTCCACGGCTGAGACATGCCAGACAACGGCACGCCTAGCGATGTGTAGCGCGACTGTGCAGCTTGTATGGCCGGCTGGGCTATCTGATTCAACTCTGCTGCAAACTGCTTGCGTAGCCCAGGCTCAATTTTGTTCAGCGCAGCCACAGCCTCTCGAATGCCTACGAGTTGTGTGTCAACTGTTGCTGTCATGCCTTGCGCCTTGCCTTGTTCATAATACTAATGCAAGTGTTCAGGTCAGACGTTAAAAACTCTATGTTTGGCGGCCAAAAGCCAGTCTCTATCAAAAGATGACAAAGAGCTAGTCTGTGGCCGCTTGTGTAGGGTTTGAGTCTTCCTGCTCTACAACTTCGGGCATTGCTACCAGTTTTTTAATAAAATCATCAAAGACAACTGGCACTGTGATGCCGTGTACTTTGCTGGCCTCCCAGGCTAGATAAGCCAAATCCTCGGCGCCGATGCCTTGCGCCAAGTCTGACATTTTGCGCTTGTATTTACGTTCCCATTGCACAGCGCACCAAAGGTTTGTTGTGACTTGGTGCGGGCCGTCGCCTGTATCAAGTTTTAATGTTATTTGCATGTCTGCCGCCTTGCGTCGGGTTAGTTATGGGCTTGTAATGTCGCGCGCGTAGGTTCCGCCTACAAACGACGCAGTAACCATGCTGAGTTCGCCTACAGCGCCAGCAATGGGCGTGAAGTTGACGAGCTGCATGTTAATGATTGTGTACTCGGGGTTGCTTGCGCTCTCTGTTGTCCCAGATGGGCTAATGACAAGTTGTGTTGTGCCGGTGCCCAAGTTTGCAGACAGGGTTGCCTCGACTTCGCCAGCGCCGTATGACAGGTACATTTCTAGCTCTACTGCAACGGTCTGCAAGCCTGGCACGAAACGATGGCCAGTATCGCCAAAAGCAGTTGACTCTAAACTATCAACGCCAAGCGTGATGGTGGCGCTGCGGCACTGATCGGTCAGATCCACAGCTACGCCGCCAGTTGTGGGCGCCAGGTTTACTGTCGGGTTAGTTAGATATGTCGAGGTTGCCATTTTGTCTCCTAAAGGAACACGGTGCTATATGGAAAGAGTAACACTTTTATGCTGTCTGTGCTTGTAAAGCCATTTGCAAGTTGTAACACGGGTAGGTCGCCCCGCCCATTTCAACTGCACCTGGCTGGCCTGACATTACGATAATGGGGCTTGCCAGCACGCTGGCTG